TTAATGTCAATGATTGGGTGTTGGTGCTGGTCTTCATGTTGAACAACACATTGATTTCAATATCATTGTTGTCAGTGTTCTCAGTAATATTTATTTGCAGCTTGTCGATCCTATCTTCAAATTCTCGTAAGGCATTTTCTATGTTGGTTCTAATGGAAACCACAATGATAGGATCTAGCTGTTCGAAGACAAACTCAGACAGAGCACACCCAAATCTGGGATGCATCACACGTTCCCCAGGTTCAGTGATGAGAATGTTCTTGACAGATTCCAACAAGGCAACTTCATTTAGCAACAGGGAAATATCCCTTTTACCAACATAATCCTTGCCTGTTTTCGATACATCATAATAGTATGTTGGTGTTGCCATACTCACGATCCTTATACAGTTATTTTATATTATTTATAACGCAAAAAGAGGGGCAGATTTTGGTATCATCTGCCCCTCTCAATGGGTTTGTTATTTAACCCTTACTGCTACTTCAGATTCTTGAAGAAGTCCTCATCATCGTCATCTGAGGACGCTGCAACAACAGGATCTGGCTCAATGTCAAACGGTGGGGTATCATCATCCACCAATGGCTCAGAAGTTGAGATATCATCAAGCGGCTCATCTTCGGTTAGAAGATTCTGAGCTTCTGGCTTTGACTCAGATTGGGTTAGCCCCAACAATGCACCCAACTTGGTTACAACTTCTTCATTAGTTGGGAACTTATCATCAGCCATGAATTCACTCAAGAGAGTTGATTTTTCCATGATAGCTTCAATCTTATCATCGTTACCAACTGCAGTTTGTTTGAAGAATTCTGACTTGTCATAGTTTGGGAAATCCCCTTGCTTGACTTGAACCAGCTTGAAGTTTGCACCTTCGTAAAGGTCAAAAGGAACGTACTCGTCATATTCCCCAAGAGCCTTAATCTCGTCAGAAGGGAACATTTTGTCTTTGATCTTGTCATAGATCTTTTGCCCGAAGTTGTAGAGGAAAACCTTGCCCTCATCTTCTGGCTTGCCTGGGTTCTTGATAACAAGAATGTTGGAAACGAATGTCAACTTGCGCTTGCGTTGACTTGCAATAGCTTTGTCGGATTCAAATGCTGAGTCCCAGTAGATTTGGTTTTTCTTGCAGATTGGGCATTCTTTGTCGTAGCCGAAAGTGTTGAGGCAGTTACGAATCCACCACTTCTTCACACCGTCAACCATGTAGTTGAAGCTGTGAGTGTAGTACTTTTCGAATGGTGTTCCTTCGGGATCAGGGATAAAACGGATAATTGCGGTTGCGTTGCCTTTGTCATCTAGGGTTGGTTTCCAGAAGCGTTCATCTTTTTGAAAGCCTTTTTTCTTGTCACCTTCTTTAATGCTTTCAGTTACTTTGTCCCAGCTGAACTTGAATTTGTTAGCCATAGTTGTACTTCTCCTTTGTACACCGTTTAGGTGTTTTAATCCAGTTCCCGAAATTGGGAATGGTGAGTGCTTCATAAGTATTTATCAAAAAAATTTGAGGTTATTCTGAGAAGAACTCGGTCAAATCAGGTCTTTTGTAGAAAGGGGAATCCTTTGCAAACACCCTATTATCAATAAACTCTTGCTTGATCTTGTCATACAGAATTGGGCCGATAACTTCCAACAAATCCTCTGGATCTTCGATGCCCTTTGAGATTCTGAAGATCTCAAAAGCTTCCCTGTAAGATCCATGTTTCAAGTATAATTCTTCGATAAGAATTGTTGTGTTATTTGTCATTATCGCCCCGCTTTATTGAATGCTTTTATAACAAGATCAGTGATCAACTTTTCAATCAAATGTTTAGGTTTGTTGCCAGTGTAGCGATAGTTCAATTCAATGCAATCATCTATGATTTTATATCCGTACAATGTTGCATATTCACTATCACCAAGTTCAATAATCATAGAATGAGCTTTTGCTGGCATCATGAAGCACTCTGTAGTTCCATTGCAACTAACACAGTAGCAATGATACCGACATCACCTTTACCCTTTACAAGTTCTTTTATTGCAGCTTGGATAGTTTCAATTTCGGATTTCTCTGACTCTGATAGTTGTGAGATAGCTCCCAACATCATTAAATACTCTGGACTTTGGTTCATTTTAGTTTCCTTTCAAATATAGTGTTGATTGTTTCTAAGAACTTTTGATTGTCTTCTAAGGCAACTTGTATCCCACCAACTTTGGAATGCCCACCAGAGTTAATGACATTGGTGCCGCTTTTTTTAATTATAGCGAATACATCTTGCAAAGTCAAATCGAAATTCGGATCGTAGATCCTAATGGAGTAACCTATTGATGTTTCAGTGATATACTTAAGAATAACAAAGAAGTTGTTGGGAATTGTCAATGTTATATGATTGACATGTTTACAGGCTGGATTAAGAACATACACAATCCCAAACTCTTCATTGAACTGAGAGTAGTTATTGATTGTATCTTCTTCGTATGCTTTACGTTCATTATGAATTGACAACATCAAAGCTTTATCTTCTGGAAGTAATTTATACCCATCTTTAAAGATATTGAAGAACTTCTCATATTTGTATTCCCAGTACAAATCATTGATAGCATATGCCTCATTGAACCTAGAGTTGTCAGTTCGCCACATGTCATAGATATCCCCAAGCTTGCAGAATTCTTTACAAGTTTCGTGGGCATTAGGCCAATTGTATTCAATGAAGTTGTTGGTAGCCAAACAAGCAGAGATTGTTTCATCGTGAATGAACACACAATCAAGAATCTGTTTGTCTTTGATGTATTGCTTTACATCATATTCATAATGGTGGTGATCAATCCAAATGATCTTTTTATAGGAAGTGAGCTGACCCAACATATCAACTTGTGCTTTGGTAAGATTTAGATCCAAGATCCAAAGAAGATCAAAGGTATCCTTTTGAATCTTTTGTAAGATTTTGTCTATCGTGTGATAGTCTGCAGCATAATACTGGAAGTTCTTCTCAGGGGCTTCCACAATGTTATAGACATTGATCAAAGAAGCAATTCCATCAAAATCAGCGTGAGTCATTACCAAACTTTTGTAAGGTGAAAGTTTATTTTTCATTAGTTAATCCTGACTGAACTAAGTTATTATCACTATCAATTGCTACTGTTAACATATACTCTGCGGTTATTCCATTCTTCTCCAATACAATCTTTGTAGGCATCCTTTCACCTATAGGGTCACCATCAACTCGTATCACTTTGAATTTTATACCTTGTAACATCATAATATCACCCTATTATAACGAGTCTTTCTGAGGCTCTGGTTATGGCTGTATAGAGCCAACGATTGTGAAGATCTGCCTCAAACCCTAGACGTTCTTCATAGATAACAACATTTTCATACTGGGAGCCTTGGGATTTGTGGCACGTGATACAATAGGCAAAGTCAAATTGATCAATCATTCTTATGTATCTTTCTGACTTCTTACCTTGAAAGATATTGTAATCAACCATCAAATCACTGTATCGATCACCTTCATCCGAAACAAAATCCATTCTCATCTTTCTTTCATCAAACCAGACACACTTTCCACCCATCCCATTGACAAGCCCAGAAGAGTTGTTATTCTTCAAACAAATGACTTTATCATTGATCTCAGGGAAGATTGAAGTGAACCCGTAGTATGCCCTCATTTGCTTGTTGATATTGGTTCTGGTAATATTCTTACCACAAATGATTTGATCAGCATTCTTTAATGTGGATATACCAACATTCTTTTCAGTTGTCTTAAGTACCGTATTTCCGTACTTTCCATGCTTGATATATTTGCCCTGACGGGCTTGGTTGGCAATCCAGATGATTGGGTTGTCCAATGCCTGACGATGAATGGTTTCCAATCTACAATGTGGGTTCAACATTAGGTTAGTGGTATCACTGGAGACAGGTGGAAGCTGCCCATGATCACCGACATACAGAATTGGAATACCATAAGATTCTAGGTCAGTTTGGATCTCTTTACCAATCATTGAGGATTCATCACAAATGATGATACTAACACTTCCACCCAGGTTAGCTTTCTTGACAAAAGTTACTTTCTTTGTCTCAGGGTCAGTGATTGGTTCATAGATAAGTGAATGGATTGTTGTTGCTGACATTCCTTTGCTACGCATTACCATTGCAGCTTTGCCAGTGAAAGCACAGTACCTAATGCAATGTTCTGGTATCCCTAGTTCATCTGCAGCATTTCTAATGATTGTTGTATTATGTGTAACAATACAATGATCAGTTAGATACAATCCTGTTGGGTTATCGGTCATTATACATTGGCATTCTTCCTGACCAATATATGTTATACTTCTAATGGTTCTCCTTGCTCCTGTTTGCCCTAATCTAAACTTTGATTTATGCTTTTCTGACTTAAACACTTGTATATCTCTAGGCATCTTGATATGCAATCTATATGAAGGTAGCCCAGCTTTTTTGTCCCCACTTGTATCATTAAAATATGTTTGTCTTTCCTCAAAAGTAGCAGTCCCACCCAAAGATTCTACTAACCACTTAACATCATTAGTTAATTGTAATGAAGTTGAAGAAAAGTTGTAACAAGATCCGTTAACTTCACCATCACTATCAATTAATCCAGATAACAAATCGATCCTCTTCTGTACAGAGTTATACTTATAGATATCTGGTATAAATTTGTATTCAGATTTTAACCCATACTGCCCAAACTCTTTGAAATAAGATGTAAAAAAGTTAGGGGTACTTCTATTACTATTAACGTCAACGACACTCCATGTGCATCCAGCACTAAAATTAAATGATAACCCCATAGATGTACAATACTGTTGAACTGTGGTTATTATATCTTGCTCTGGGTTAGAAAATTTTATTACACCAGTAGTAAACCCACCTTCTCCTAGAAAAAGCCCAAATATATAGGCTGGGATAGGAATTGGGACTTCATCAAACTCTAAAGGCGTAGTCATAGGTATATATAGATTCCACGCATCATATGACCCTGATTTTATGGTTAATGGTAAAGAACGTAGATGTTTTAATGAGGTAGTACTAAATCCCTTTTTCTGATCTCTATGTGGTTTGGTTTGATAGTTCCAAAGATGATCTTCACAACATTTAGTTTTTTCTCCACAACTAAATTCAATCTCATATACATCTTTTTTACCTTGTGGATACACACCAACTACATTGTGTAGTTTACCATCAGAACCAAATATTTTATTTCCGATAGTCATTTCACCCATAGATCGATACCCAGTATCGGTCATAATTTTGCAATCCAATGGTTGTGCTTTCCCAGTACCAGCTAACCCAGCAAGGATAAATGGGAATCTTCTTTTTGAGCCAGTGAACCAATTCTTTATGTGTTTAACTACTTTAAATTGCTCGTCAGTTAGTGTGATCAAGAGAAGAAATCCTCCAAGGTCTGAACACGTTCAATGTTCCAACCTATTGCATTAAATATAGTATCCAAGGGAGCTAGAAATGACTTTTGAAACATCAGGTCATAATCAACTTCAAACGTACCAGCCATTTCAATTGGGAGTTTGTTAAGAAATCCAATGACATGGGAACCAACACGATTTGGTTGCTTGATGTAGCAGAACTTTATCTTATCTCCATCTGCTACACTAACATACTTCTTATCAAGTTTCAACTTTTTAAGATATTCGTTGTAAGTGAATGCCGCATTTACTCCAATCGGTAATGATTTCGATTGTCTGGTATATTCACCCAACTTTACTGACCTAGGGAATGAAAGTGTTTCAATTGGTAACGCTTTGAAAGTCGTTTTGAAAGCCTCAATGAAGTCGATAAGGGTATCGTTAGACTTTGTAGTAAAAATCAATTCTACGGCATCTGTGAGCTTCTCACGTATGATTTTAGGGGTAGATGATCTAACAATTTCAATACCCCTAATCTTTCTCTTGGGCTTTTCAATCAGGAAAGTTCCCTCATCCCAAAGTTTGTTCATAATGTACCGCTTCTTGGCAGTAAACAATGTAACGTCAGCAATACATTCTGGCTCAACAAAGATCGTCAATTCCCGCATATTCATGTTGAGTTTCAGTTCTTCAAAGAATTCATCAATCACAGGCTGGATACACTTATCATGGTATTTCAACAAAAAGTCAACTTTTGTTTTGTTGTCAACATCTTGCCCTTTGAATCTTTGCTCCAGAACACCCCCAAGGGAAATGAAGTTGGAGTCTGTATCAGCGTAAACAACTGGAATTTTTAACTTCTTCTCAATGGTGTTGATCATTCCTTTACAGGCTACTTGCCCATTGGAAGTGATAGCTTCGCCAATCCTGATATCAAAGTAACGGCTGTAGTTGTTGGCTAATGCACCATAGCCTGAGTTAAGAAGGATCTTAATGGTGTATTGGTAAAGGTCTGCAATCTTTGCTTCCCTGTCTCTACCAGCTTTCTTATGTTCTTTCAACTGTTTTTTATATTCTTTTCTCAGTTGGAATAACTTAGTGAAAATACTAGGAATTATACCCTCACGTTCAATATTAAAGAAGTATCCATTGGAAGTGAAACTGACTTTATACTTTTGTAAGGTTTCCCTAATTTCTCTGGTAAGTTCAACATCGGCACAAATGTCAATCCCAGTGAACCGATTCTTTATATCCAACAATTCTTCTGGTAGTTTGCTATCAGGGATTGCCATTTCTGGTGATAGGTTATATGATCGGATCTGGTTAGGGTATGACGAAACAATGTCAATAACTTCCAACCAATCGTGTAGCCCAATAATTGGCTCACCAACAAATCCACCAACAAAGTCTGACCTAGTGTGATTTTTGTTTGGTGGGCATAAGATCTTTCTTGACAAAAGTTCATTGTAGATGATGCAATCCCAAGGAGCGATTGTACCGAAGATCTTATCTGGGCGACATTTTGCCTTGTGCATAATCGACATAGCAACATTGATATAATCTAACTTGTGATCAAGATCGTATACCAGACCAGTATCTTTGATGTTGTATTCAAAAAATAACTGGGGATTCTTCAAATACAATTCGTTGAGGTTATCATAATCGTCATGATATTCAAGTTTATTATCACCTAGTTCGACCCTAGAAACATTATCTAAAGTATACGATTCTCTGGTTTCTTGGGTGTACTTTTTGTACAACTCAATGTAGTCCCAGATGATATGCCCTTGCAGCGTGTAAAAATCTGTTTCTTTTCCAGTGGTATCTGTCTTTTTGTGTTTCTTAATTACCCTATCAATTGACAGCCGTTTTACCGTTTCATTGTTACAAACTTTCATTATGCGATTGATTAGGTAAGGGATATCGAAGGTGTTGATTGCCCACCCTGTTATAATCTGAGGATCTTTTGCATTCCAGAAGTCAAGGAACTTTAATATTAGATATTTCTCATTGGTACATTCAACTACGATTTCATTTTCATGTTGTGGGGTATACTTTCCATGAAAGAAACTGTAGTAAACATTGGTTACCATTTCATTAACGGTGATTGCATTGATTGGGGCTTTTGCTTCTTCTGGCCTAGGGAAACCACCACCCTCTTCAACAAAGACTTCGATATCAACATTAAATATTACTAAACCTCTACGATCCAGTTCAATGTCACCCCTGTATTCTGAGGCAACAAACATATCAACAGGATCGATATCACCAAAGATCTCTAGGGTATCTTTATTGGTTTTCTTCCATGATTGCATTTCCGATATGGATTCAAACACCTTGACTTTGACAGGCTTGTTATGCATGTCCGTCCATGATGTTTGTTCTTTTGATGAATGTACTCCAAGGAAAGGTTTGAAGTTGATAATTTCTTTTTTGAGGATTCCGTCTTCAGTGTAAATGTGTTTGATTTGATTCGAATTGAGCTGATAAGCATTGACCAACATTTTTGCCATCGGAACCCCTTTGGATACTATAATAGCCACGAAACCCTCATATGGATACGATAGTAGTCAGTAACACCGTCTATAGGTGCTTTTTGTACAACTATTGAGAGCATAACACAGTATGCCCTCAATTGTCAAATCTACATGAATGTGTGGTTTTCGATTGAATCTTCTGGTGGAACTGGGACTGCTTCTGGGGTTACTTCTTCTGGGAACCATAGGTTCACCAGCGGTTTCAAAAGGAGTGTACAAAACATTATAACTGCAGATAGAATCCCTACTATCAGGGCAGGGATTGTTAATGTGAGTTTGATTGCCAAGGTTTTTGTTTTTTCATTCATTCTCAATTCCTTTATTAGCTTAATGAATCCCAATCCTTTGGATTTACTTCTATCCTCATATCATCGGCAATCTCATGAATGTCAGCGACAAATGCCTTTACATCACTATACTTGCTTCTGATATGTTTTGCAAATGCAAATAGGGCAGACTTGTCCGATACAAAGTGATCATTCTCGTCACACCAAGCACGATATGCCCCGAAACTATCTTTCATTTGGGAATACTCATTCAAAGTCTGGACGATAGATGCAAACTTCATCTTTTTGCCAGCTCGTTATCAAAGATTAAGATATTGTTAAGTGACATTACACTACGTTTCTTAAGATCCTCAACAACTTTGCACTCTTCGACTTGCTCTTTCAAGAACCAAAGCACCAGCTCATAGGTCTGATCATCGTTCAATTCTTTACATAGTTGAGCTAGGATAGTGAGATTTGCCAAGGTTGCAATCTCAAGTTCAACTGACTTTTGAAAGCTTTCATCAAGGCTCATTAACATTGGTGGGATTTCTGGGATCATTGGTAGATGTGGCACATGCCCCTTGTCAGCGACATACTTAAAAAACTTGTTGAAGTGCTCTCGTTCCTCGTCAGATTGCTTTTCAAACCATGAGCAAGCACCAGTATACCCATTGAAGTCTGCGACCCCTGAGAAAGCCTTATACATATAAGAATTATTTAATTCATGCCCCATCTGGTATTGTAGGGCTTGAAGGATTGGCTCTTGTAACATGATTGCTCCTATCGGGTAAGAATTGCGGTGTTAGCTTGTTTCTTTACTTGAGCTGGTATTACTTTCCACTTCTTACCAGTAGGATCGTTTGGATCTTGCATGATATCTTCCCCAGGCTTCAATTTCTTCTTAGCCTTAAACCCATCCAACGCAGCTTGTTTCTGCTTTGCTTTTTGAATTTCTTGGGGAGTCATAACAGCTTCTTCAAGATCAAATTCAACACCATCATTAAACCCAGATACCCATGAGTCTTTACGATAATCACTATATGGGCAATCAGATTTATTTTTCTTGGCTAAAGCAGCATCATACCCTTCTGCATACCACTTTTGTTGATCTTTTTCAATGAGGAATAATGTAGTTATAAAATCCATAAAGATATCCTTTAGTGAAGTTTATCTTTATTTATAGAATTTTACTTGACAGTCAACAGAACTTCTGCAGATGTGGCAGATTCAACACCATCAACATACAATTTGACAAATTTCAATCGATCATCGTGCCAAGGCTCGTTTATATGCCCCATCGACTCATGAATGATTTTGATCTTCTCTGTAACATAGATATTTTTTCCAGCCAGCTTGTTCCTGACACAAAATGACGTATCGTAGAAATGAAAGCCAGTGAACTTTTCTTCAAATTGCTCACACTCGTCAGGATCAATAACCATAAAAGTACCATCAACCACAACCACTGGTTGCAGTTCTTGGCAGACTTTTTTCTCAGTTGTGAAATTCGTGTGCCACTGTTTGTTGTAAATATCATGCCAGAGATTCCCCCAAAGATTTTTGGTATCAAAGAGGTTATACTCATTTACCCACCAAACCCCATGATCATGAAGAGTATCGGTACCAGCTACCCCAACTACATGGGTATCAGGATTCTCGTTAAATAGATCGATAAGAACTTTGCCCCAACTATCAGTGCCAAAATGAATATCATGATGTATATAAACGAACAGATACGTTGCATCGTACTCGTATTGTTCCCACACCACGTTATATGCTCTAGACAATGACTTAGACCCAGTGTTGAAGATAGCTTGTATCTCATGATCACACCCTATAGTCCTTGAAATTTCTTCATTAAACTGCTGAATAAACTCGTTACCCTTATTGGTTGAGTAAATTACTAGGATCTTGGATTTCATGCTGTAAACTTTGCAATTAGCTCTTGAAGTTCTGTCACTCTTCGTCTTACACAGGACATGATTGATTCATATTCATCATCGTCCTCGTCACCGTTAGTTAAATTTCTATCATAGTCTTGGTTGTCCCAGATTGCTTGCTCCAAAAACTCTATACCCATCCAATGAGAGGCATAAATAAATGCAAATGGCAACTTAGTTTCATCTTGGGTTTTTTCGTACCATTCATCATTAAGAACATCAACAACCAACTTAGCTTCTTCTATCAGCTCAAGACTCATTCTTTTCTCCCTCGTTATAACCAATCATTTGAACAGCATATGTACCTTTTGCAATTGCGTCAAGGCCAGCTGCACGAATAGTCCCTGACACAAAAGCTTCAACTTCACCTTTGGCATGGGAGACTGTTTTTTCAATCTTTTCGTCAAAGCATTTACCAACAAATGGAAGGTTTGAATGAATCTCTTGACGCAACATCTTAATGTTGTCATTCAGAGCTGCCATTTCCTTCTTGGTCAATGGTTTTGGACTTTCCAGCATTGCCAGTGCCTTTGCCATCATATCATCAGCACGAACCATGACATTGTTAATCTGGGTTTGCATGGCAGTTCTGGATTCGGTGATAGGAGTAGCATCGTCAATGATCCCAGGTATATCCCAATCTGTCTCTCTTCGATTGATAGTGCAAGGAACCCCTTCACCTTGGTTCATTGAAGTGATCAAATCGGCAAATTGAACCCCTGACAGTTCAACCTCAATCAATTGCTTGTCAGCATGAATGAAATCATAGTTATCATTGCTGTCACGTTTAGCAGTATTTATTCGTAGGGTAATGAAGTTACTATGTTTGATGTGAGATCCAAATAAGGTAATCCCACCACCCCCACAACTGATTCTGCATACTGAAATAGTACCATATGCTGGGTGAGAGTATATCTTTGAATCTCGTCTTGCTGAACAGGTTATAGTTGGGGCTTCATATCGCTTTGGCATTGTTAAATTCCTTTAGTTACTTTTATGTTCAATTCGTGGCAAATGTTTATCAATTCACTCTCTGGAAGGAAAGCCAATCCAAAAAACAAATCCCCTGATATGAAGACCTGATTGGCTTTACAGCAATTCAGAATCTCAGTGACCATCGCATTTTTTGTCATGTGAAAATCTCCTTAGTGATTGACTGTAACTTCAATCTATCACAAAGGAGATTTCTGGTCAATTAAAAATATAAATAACATTATGAAAACTTTCAAAGAATTTTTAACTGAATCCCGTAGGTATGAAAAATTCAGCATATATGTTATAAATGTGTTGTTTCATTATAAACATGTTGAAGATCTTATGAATGAACTAACTTCACATTTCCCTATTCATCCTAACGATGGAAATGCTATCATCAATGTTGCTAGTATATGTGAACAACAAACAAAAATCAAACTAACAGAAAATATCAACGAAGAGATCTTTCCTGCTCATGAAGATTATGCTTTAACAATTCTTAACAAATTTTTCACTAGCAACGAGCCTTCAATGACTAAATTTCTAATAGATAACACAGTGATAGTAGTAACATGGAGTAATATTGAAAGGTTGTATGCATTGTTTCATTCTCACTACCCTAGAGCATAAAAGAGAACCCACGTTCCAATAGAGTCAACTTTTCATCTGTCAAATCATAGTATACCTCTAATACTTCATCAACAAAAAGAACATAGTTGTATTCTGCATCTGTTATATCCCCTACTTTTACTTTTTCATGATATTCTTCCACTATAGTATGCATCTGATCTACACTCTCAGGTACTATAACATAATCTGATCTTCTTAATATAGATTTTTTAATGTTTAATAGAGTTTCCTCAAATACCAGATTACCATCTTGGCATTTGCTAGGAGTTTGTAATAGTTGATCTATGATGTACAACAATCTTGTTTTCATATCAACACCTCATTTTCTTTTTCATCTTCAAGAGTTTGCATGATCGCCAGAATGGTATTGAGTGCAGTCAGTTTGTAGTTCATGTAGTAGAAGTAACGAATGAAGCGACCACCATCACGGTGAACCCAATGTGGGGTTACACTAACATGAAGCCCACCAAAGAGTTTAGCAAACTCAAGCCCTCTTTCATATGAATCCAATTGAGCTTGGCAGATTTCAAAGAGTGATTTCTCAATACGAGCAACTTTCTCTTCATAAACCTTGTCTACAACTACTTTGACGATTGGTGTAGCTTTGACCTGATTCCTAAGTTCTACGAGGTATTCAATTTCCTTAACTTCTTCTGGGAAAAGTGCAAAGTATTTTGGGGAGTGTTTCAATGGGCGATATTGGTGAAGATCCATTGGGAAGTCGTAATACAAAGGACTCATATCTTCATCTGACATTTTGCAATCATTACGAAGATCAAGAAGACCATTCATTACATTGTGACGGAGTTTTTCGAATGCCCTACTAACTTGTTCTTGGCAACGCTTCTGGTCAGCCTTAGTGCAAAACCCCTTATTAAAAAGATCAAGTGCTTTTTCAATATGAGCAGCTATCGAAGGTCTTGCATAAGTTTTGGACATGTGAAAAAATCTCCTTTGTGATTGACTGTAACTTCAATCTATCACAAAGGAGATTTCTAGTCAATTATTTCTTTGCAGTTGAAACTTTACCTTGAACAGCAGTTGAAGTCTGTCCTTGAACAGCGTTTTCTACTTTCACTTCTGCTTTTTTGCAAGCAACTAGTGCTAGGCAAACGATTACCAAAAATACCAATTTCTTCATGTGTACAACTCCTTCCTATATTTAAGTCAAACTATTATTTATGTAAAAATAATTGTTTGATTGTAAAAGGCCAGAACATACCCATCAGCATTCCTCTGGTTGCAAATGATTCCCTATCAATACAAGAGACACAATCTGTCTTTTCAGCATAATCTAGGGCTGCATGAGCAGTAAAGAATGGGGAACTAAACAGCCATACTATTACATACAGCTGTAAAGTCAAGAACCAAATTACACTTAACCCCCACATTTTGAGAAACTACATTCTGGATCTGAGCATTTAACACAACCCTCAACATACTTCAAGTCAGCATTGCATGTTGGGCATTTCTCTTTTGATTTTACATCCTTTACATAGCGACTTATTGCTCGGATGATAGCTTTATTGAAGTCTACAATCGTTCCATCTGACTTCTGGAGCACTTCTTTGAGGTATTCAATACCACCACCATGTCTTAAGCCCCAGGACATTAAACGGGTGGTATACTCCCGCAGACCGTTCAGATAAGCCCCTTTAACATCGTCAACAAGAACTTCATTGTTGCTGACAAACTGGTAAACCGATTTACCCTCACGCTTGATCTTTACCATTTCACCTTCAGTAACATCATGGGAAAAGTCAGTGCCATTGATCTTACCAGCAATGATTTCATATGGATCTTCGTTTAATAAACCAACAAAGATAATCCACTTTTCAGCTTCATTACTTACACGGTTTAGAATGCTAACCCGATACACATGACATGGCAACTTCTTTGGACGCTTTGGTGCATTGTTCTTGACAATCTGGGCTTTGTTGTCCTTGACATTATGAATCAGAACACCATCACGACAACCATCACGGTATACGGTCACCCCAATGATACCCAGTTCATACGCCTTGAGGTATACTTCTGCTATCTCTTCCTTGGTAGCGGTGGCATCAAGGTTAATGGTCTTTGAAACGCTCAGAGAGGTGTTTCTAGCCACTGTTGCAAGTGAGTTGAGGTGTTCCATAGGTGTGAGGTCAGA